AGTTATAGCAGTAAAGGGTTTGGAGAGCCGTCAGCCCGGAGAAGTTCAAAGAAGTAGCGGAGGTACAGCTATTGCAGTCAAGGTAGGTAAGCGCCGTCAGCCCGGTGAAATCCAAGGAGGGGACGGGATTGTTGTAAAAGACTAACCCTGTAAGGCTGGAAAGTCCAGTCACGTTGAGAAACGTCAGGTTCGCTTCCGATACGTCAAGAAACCCTGTTCCGTTCCCTGCGAATGACACGGTATATAGCCCAAGACTTCCATAAGTATAGGCATAGGTCGGACCGTCGTCGGTAGGTCCGCCTGTGGCGAGGGGTTCCAGCATCGGTATGCTTCCGTCTCCGGGGTCAAAAACAATGACGGGAAGGTTGTTCTGGGTAAATCCAAAATCACCAGTAAAATAGACAGGAATCCTGTAGCCGAACCCGAAGCTTGTGGAGCCCAACCCTATGATAAAACTGAACTGCTGGGCATTAGGCCATGTTGAATTCTGCCATTGCCCCAAGGTCGGGTTCCAGATGTAAAGCCCCGGCAGAACTCCTGTAGTAAGCAGCGCTTGTTGACCTTCCACGCCGAGGTCGGGCAGGGAGGTGACGATGGACAACGGTCCCACAGTCTCGTTCGTCGGTGCAGCCGCCACGATACCGTTGTCCAGCCAGTATTGCACGGTCAAAGGGGGGACTTGTATGTCCCCGAGATAATCTTGGCTACGGTAGAGGTGGGCTATTCCCCCGTCTTCATTGGGGTCGAAAGACAGGATGTCGTTAACCAAGACATACTGCTGCACAGGCGTCTGGTACACGGTGTCGAACCGTATAGCATTAAACGGTTTGAGAACTTGATAATTGGGCAAGTTAGTGCTCTTTCAATTCCAAAATGTTGTGGACGACTACCCCGGCATACAGAGCGTCAAGGACCCCCAGCGCCCATGCCGCTGCCATCGGATACCCGCAAAGGAGAATCCCGGCTCCCAAGGCGGCACACAGTCCCTTGGCGGCAACAATCCCCCCGTTGGTCCCGAGCCGCTTGATAATCAAACCCGTGACAGGGTCCCCCTCTTTTAATCCCGGAGTGGACAGGGCAAGCTTGGTAGTGATGCCATCCCCCGCCTGCAAGGCAAAGTAAGTTATGAATAACAAATAAGAAAGGCCCACAATATCCTCCATTTATAGAATCAGAAAGTTAGTTGTTTTGCCATCAAGTTCCCACCGGAATCACCACAATAAGATACGGTCCGTTTATGGGAGGGGTGTCATTTCCAATAGCGGCATCCTGAAAAGGAAAGGACGGAACATTGCCCTGCCCGGCAGAGAAGCATCGGGAGTTGGTGGTAAAAGTGGCAGAGTATAACTGGGTATAAAAGGATGGGGAGATGTTATGGGTGGTGCTCGAATCCAAGATGTCGTCCATGACCAGCACCACGGAGCTACTGCTGACGTTTATGACCGGGGTGTTACCATTCGTGTCTAAGTTTCCATAAGATACGGCTGGCGTGCCAGCGCCAGCTATCTCGCTAAGAACGAACCACCCCTTGTAGTAGGGGCCAGTGGGGATGCTCACGGTAAGGCTGGCGCTGTCCCCCGCCTGTGCCGTTCTCGTCCACACTAGCGCCCGATTGTTGTTGTATCCAACTGTCGGAAAAGTCTCATCTAGTATACTGGTGTATCCCGGCATGTCATAGACGGGATGCCCACTACTTATATCCGTCCCAAGGCTTTCAAGGACCATAAGGCTTCCGGGGGCGGGGGCGGAAGGGAGGGTAATGGTGAAGGAGTTGTGGCCCATCGCCGTCACTACATCAATAGACTATGCCAAACCTACGATGGTTATCAGCACATTCTCCGTGGTTACGATGTTCCCCGAGGAGTCGTATGCTATGCATGTTACTACCGTACTTACTGAAAAACCATCCACAAATTCGTAAATTCCTGAACCGTTAGTGTTTATCAGGGTGGGAGCGCCCTCGATACTCACCGCTGCCACATTGTTGCTACTCCACAGGATATAGACCGGTGTACCCGCTGTGGTGGTGGAAGGCACCGCCGTAAAAGTAGCCCACGCCGGAAGAGAGGTATCTCCCTCAGTACTGTAAGAAGCAAAGAGAGCAAATCCCGGCAAATCAAACAGTTCCGTGCCCCTCTGGCTCAAAACAAGTTGGATGAGGTTGATGTTTGATGAGTTGTAGGTGGTATCCCCACTATACGCTGCCGTGATGAGGTGAGTGCCCGTGGACAGGGTGGAGATGGGTCCGTAAGAGGTTGCCCCGGCAACCAAAGAGAGCGTCTGCGGGGGGAAGCCACTCAGGCTGTCGGTCAACGTAATCGTTCCCGTAGGTGTCCCGGATGACCCGGTCACTGTGATGTTAAAAGTGACCGCATCTCCGTACCGGGAAGGGTTTTCCGTGCTAAGAAGGGTGAGAGTGGGGACCGCCTTGGACTCCACGTTTTGGGTCAAAAAATTACTGCTACCAGCAAAGCTGTAGCTTCCAAAGGAGTACTGGTCCACGGTCTGTCCGACCGTCTGCACCCCTGAATTGTAGTTTACATCCCCGCTGTAAGTGGCGGTGATGGTGTGGGAGTTGACGGTAAGAATGCTATCGGTAAATAGGGCCGCTCCACTGGCGAGCGTCACCATCCCCATGGTCCCATCCAGATTGGATGAGAAGGTCACCGTGCCTGTGGGCGTTCCGGCACCGCCGCTTATCGTGACGACAAACTGCACCGTCTCTCCCGAATAAGAAGTGGACGGGGTATTGACTAGCAGGATTGTGGGGGTAGAGGGCATTAGGCACCTCCCCCGTATGTTGCTGTGATGGTGTGATAGTCAATGGCAAGAGCGGTAGTGCTATAGGATGTCGCTCCACTCGATAGGGGAAGAGTCTGAGGGGAGAAACTACCCACGTCGTCGGTCAATACCACATTGCCCAAGGGGTATCCGGCTCCCCCGAAAACTTGCACCACCACGTAAGGAACTTCCGTGCCTGAACCCACACTGATATTTGCCGTAACCGCAGAGTTGGGAACCATGCCAAGGTAAGCGGCGGAGTCGGCGTTCAACCATAGAGGTTTAGCATATCCACTGGGTAACCAATTGGTTAAATTACCCCAGCCTGCGGTACGGAAGAAACAGACAATTGCCAGTCCCGGACCTCCGGGCAAAACCGGAGTGGTGAGCAGGCTGTTACCGGGGCTGACATAGGTGCTGACCACGGTGCCTGCCGCCGCCCATATGACGGGTGTTCCGGCAAGTTCAATCATGTAATAGTCGTTGGCTGCGCCGTTATCATTGCTATCCGGCTTCGTGAAAGTCCACACCTTACCGTCATCTGATTCTACGATGTGCGTCCCCACCGTGGCGTTGGCATTACCGTTCCAAAAACTGCCGAGACAATCAAACTCCACAGGTAAGACGGAGGGGGAGTTTCCGTGGTTCACTCCTCCGATAGCCAGCATGATGTTGCCTATCGTGGGGAAATTCGACAAGGTTACCGTGACGGTTGTATCCCCGCCGTTGCTACTGGAGGATTGCACGACTGCGGGGGCAACGGGAGCAACCGTTATGTCGAATTCAACGTTATCTCCGAAAAACGATGGGTTGAGGGTGCTGCTGACGGCGGTTGTAGAGTTGAAATCCAAGCTGCTTTCAACCTGTTGTTCAAGGGTCGAAGACATGGGAGCGTAGGTACCGTCTCCACTATAAGCCGCCGTTATGCTATGAGCGCCTGCGGTGAGTGAGCTTACTACACAAGAGGCTATACCATTCACCAGAGGAAGGCTGCTTCCAAGCACAGTGCTGGTAGTCGTATCCGTTACCGTCACCGTCCCCGTGGGGATGGAAGTGGGGCTTCCTATGGCATTGATGGAGATAAGCAACGGGGTAGAAGCAACCGAAGGGTTGGGGTTGGAGGATATGATAACTGACGGCAAAGCGACGGGTCCTGCTACGATGGCATTCCACGCCGGGGTGGAAACCCATGTCGCTGTTCCAGTGACCGTGTTGGGTGGAGGACTGCCAGCGGCGGAGAGGAATGCGGCATAGGCGTAGTTAGCGGGACTGCCGGTGTGGGTGGAATCCCCAAATTGATGTTGCAGCGTGTAGCCAGCGGGGAGGAACCCGCTTCCCGTTACTTGCTGGTCCCACACGAATGCCACTAAAGCCAAACTGGGACTGAGGACGGGGAAACTCGCCGTCATCGTACCGGTGGTGCTGGGAGTGGGGTTGGCTTGTCCACTGTGATAAGTCAAAGTGGGCTGCCCGGTAATCTCTACCAGAATTCCATCTTGTACAGCGGTGTAAACTTCACTGTCACCACCGATGTAAAAGTTATAAGTCTTGCCATCTCCAGCTTGAGCAACCCTTGTGAAAGCCGCCCCGCCATAGGTAGACTCATCGAATCCATTGAAATAGTTCCAATTGCCGGGACCGAGGACGTTAAGAATACCATTGCCGCTGCCCACTGTGAAGAACAGCATGGTGTTACCGGGGGTAGGGGTATTGGGGAAACTGGTATTCCAACTCGCTATGGGTCCATCATTGCGAGAGTAACCCACCTGCACGATTTGTGGCGCTTGTAAGGGCATTAGAGAGCCTCCCCATATTGGAACGGTGGGCTAGGCATGTGGTGGATGACCTGTATCACCCCTTGCAGGTTGAATGGCCGGTTGGCGAACAGCAGGTACCGATTGTTTACGGCGTCGTAAGAGGCATTTTGAATCACCAGCGGTATGCCATCCACGTAAACCTCCACATCCACCGTGGGGTCAAACTCTACCGGTGGGCTGGTAGGCTTAATAAGCGGACCGATGTAGTTGCCCAACAGGAGTTGGATGCGGTTCGGATAGGGCGCATTGGTAACGGCGGTCAGCATTATTCCCCACTCTTAAGGAACTTCAAAAACTCCTCGTATCCTTCTTCGGAAGCATACTTCTCAATCATGCTCATCTCCAAGCTTGTGCGCTTGCGGAGTAGTTTCTTCCACCACTCACCGGGTATCTTCTCCTGCAATCGCTCTAACCACCGTCTCGGTAGGTTGGGCTTCTTCCTTTGCTGGAGCTTCTTCTCCTCTTGCTTGATAAGGTCGTTAAGGTCCGGCTGTTTCTTGGGAGCGGGGGCTGGCGGCGGTGTAACATTTGTGGCCTTTTCATCCCGTTTGACTACCTGCTGCTTGGGTGGTTGCGGAGGCTTGGGGGCCGGTCCCTTCGGCTTTGGCTCCATGGGCTTGGGAGCCGTGGGTTTGTTCAACGGCGGCAAGGCGGGCGGTTGCTCCCCCTTACCCCTCTCCAACTTCTCTGTCTCTTCCTCCAGAAGGTCGTCAATCATCTCCTTCTGCTTGTCGGGGTCTGTGGTCTTCACAATCTGGTCAATTTCTTTGCGCTTGCGCATCTCTTCCTGACGCTCTTCCAGCCGAATGCCCTTCTCAGTTGGGATTTCCTCCTCCAACCGCTTCTTGTTAAGCTCCACCTGCCGCTTGCGCACAATGTTCTGGATGTTGTGCTGAATAGCGGGCAGGATGCGCTCGAAGACCGTCTTGACATGCTTGCAGATAACGAAGTTGCCCCGGAGGTCTAACCGTTCTGTGGGGGCTTGTAGAAGAGGCCGGGGCTGCCCATGCAGACCGTCCCGCTGGTGGAGATTCCATTGTGCGCCCCAATACAGGAATGCCGGGCAGGAGCAGGAGACCCGGACATCAATCTGCCTTGCATCCTGTGTTTTTTCCACCTGACTTAAATCGAACTGGACTTGCACGTCGTGTCCCTTGGGGTCGGAATAATTCTCGTGGCAGGTGACCTTGTAGGCAAGGTAAAGCTCCTTGGGTTTGGAACTGATGGGCTTGACCTCGCACCCGGCCCGGCGCTTGACGGAAAAAGCATTGGTCTGCCGGATGAGTTCCGGGAGGGAGATAGCTACCTTGGTGAAAGGTGGAGAAGTGAGGGATATGGGGATGCTAATCCATGTGCCTTGTTTGACTTGCCATGGGTTATATCCTCCCAGAATCATCCTGCTGAGCATCTGCTGGAAGTCTGGGGTCCAGTCTGGTGCGAGATTTTGCACTTGCGCTAAAGCCATAGACTCCCTCATCTATGAACTGAAAAGCCTTATGAATTTCTCTTACGTTTTCCCCGCATTAAGGAACGAGAGATTTCGGTGTGTTTCTTACCAAAAAACGGGTTACTTTTACCGGACATTTTTTGACGAATTTTTTCCTTTGTTGTTTCACTACAGGGAATCCCCCTCCTCCCTTTACTAATTTTTCGGCATGTCTCTAAGGTTGGTTTTCTTCCAAGACTAGCTTGACGTAGCTTTTCTATGGTTTCCAGCGTAAATTTCCGACTACTATTCCACTCTCTCAATGCCTGTTTTCGTTCTTTGGTCCACGCTTTTGACATTTTTAATCTGGTCTCAAGGGTGTGACTGCCGGTGTGTCCCTCCCCTCCGCTACAAAGATTATATCCTATATCCGGGTAGTGAGACCCGAGAGCTTTTATAAGAAATCGTTCCCAATAACAAAGTTCTTCATTGGTTTGTAAATCAGAAATTACGGGGTGAATGCTCCATACAGAAGAGGGACATTTCCACATAGCTGAAAAAAGGTGGGACCCTCCTCGATAATTTCCTTTGATAGCATCGCTAATTTTTCTTCTTAAATAAGAGTTTAAGTTAGAACCGATGGTTTTGCCAACGTAGATTTTAAGAGTTTCTTGATTAACTATGATGTAAACAAACATTTGAAAAATCCCCTATAAAGCCTTTAGGTAGTTCAAAAGTTACGGGGATTAAGAGGGGGAAAGCTGGCTTTCCGTAGCTTCCTGCGGAGGGGCTTCATCAACGGGTGTTGACTCCACTCGTTTACGGCGCTTGAACGCTTTCTCGGTGGGAGGTTCCTCTTGAGGCAACGGGAGATGAGGAAGATTCTCCATAACATCCTTAGCGACCTTCTCCGCTGCGGCGGAAGAGATAAGCGCCATGCCTTCCACTTTACCGGCAGGTATCTTGACTTCCAAGAGGAACTTGCTTTTCAGAAAAGCCTCAATGACCAACGGAGCGACCTTGATGACCTTCTCAAATTTGCCGTTCCGAAAAACCGTGAGAGAGTTTCCATGCTTGGGGTCATAGGATAGCTGGTCCCCCGGTCGCACATAGAACTTGTAACCCTCAAAGTTTATCGTACTATTTGCCACAAAACTCTTCATTTTTCACACCCCCGTTAATGGGTCAGATAGCGTACTCCTGCTTGATTTCCTTAATTTCCTTCCGATTCCCGGCAATGAACTTAATCAACCCCTCGGCATACTTGGTCTGCCGTTCGTCCCCGGAAAGGGCCTCATAATCAGCCTTGGTCTGAGTGATTTGTCGTTGCAGGTCCGCAACCCGTTTCTTTGCTTTCGCCAATGCTGTTTCTTCATCAACGCTGGGAACACGTAGATACGGGTCGTAATCGTTCACCCCCTCGAAGCCATCAGGCAGAATGACGCAGGTTTCCAAGTCGGTGTCAAACTGTAGCCTAAGATATTCACCGTCAATAAGGTAACGGCCTACAAGTTCATCAACCTTGTCGTAAGGAAGCTTGCTTTGACGGGCAAAGGAATGAAGGTTAGACTCCAAATCCTCATCGTCCGGGCAGTAAAGTGAAACCGTGAATCGGGGCATAGACTCCTCCGTAGGATAATACTGAGTTTCGGAGGAAAGGTGGGCTAAAAAGAGAACGGCGGGGGTCCCGAAAGACCCCCGCCGTGGAGTTGTACAATCAGAGGGGCGATTAGTTCTCGCCGATGTTCTGACCGGTGATGAAGGACTCGTACCGACCATTGACGGTAAGCCGTTGAACTCCCGAAGGATTGAAGACTAAAAATCCGAGATTCTCAAAAATCGAAAACCCGATTTGCCTCAAATCCGGGCGGTCTGCCGACATAACGGTGAGCGGGATACGCTCCGGGATGACGCCCAAGAACTCGGCATCAGCGAGAATGTATACGCAGCCGTAGCCGACTTTACGGGACTGGAGGAGTGTAGCCCCCCACAGGTAGCCCATGACGCCGGTCTTGAGTAGCTTACGCTGCGTCTCACGGTCGATATTTTGCTGCGTCCACTTCAACAGGTCCGTGTAGTCACGGGGGTTGAAGAAACAGAACGCAACCGACAGGTCATGCCGCTGCACCTGTCCGAATCCATCAGCCATGGAGTTGATGTCAATGGGAGCGCTGATGGCGATGTCCCCATTGTAGACTGGGTCAAACAGGCCCGAGCCTGCCTTGGCAACGTTGTCGGCAGCCACTTGCGTGTTGGCTGCGGCGGCAACTGCGTCGAACAATCCGAAAACGTATCCGTCTTCGGCTGCGCCGACTTCCGCCTTGGCGAGGTTCAGAGAACGAGCGACCAAGTCGAACCGACGTTCCTTAATCTGGGTGATGGGAATCATCGGGTTGCTGACGATTTCAAAGGTCGGAACGGTGACCCGCTTGGGCTTGGTGACCCGAACGATGTCTCCGCCTTCCTCACCAACGACGAAGGCTTCAACAAATGACCCACCCGGTGTGCTGGACACCGTCTGTGCCATGATGTCAAATTCCTTGTCATAGATGGGGAGTGCGCCGTCCGGTAGCGTTTCGACCATAAGAGCCTTGCGAGCAATGCTCATATAGTCACGACGCCGACGAAGGGACGGTCCGAGGCTAGCGGCAAGCTTTTGGCGTCCGCCAGCGGTCTTGAGAAGCTGACCCAACATAGCAGTCTGCTGTTGGGTACGGGAAAGATTTGCCATTTGAATTACCTCTTTTTCCTGTTCCTTGCCTAATCGGTGGGGTAGCCTAAGCTACCTTCCAATTAGAGCAGACTTGCTACGCCCAGCCACGGCTCCTGAGTGCTGGGGACGTGAGTGCAGATGCCGACCGGGATGTAGCCGTTCGTTCCGCCAGTGGTGCCAGAGTGTGCCTTATCGGTGTAAAGTCCAACGTTACTCGTGGAATTTCCACCGCAGTACACATAAGCACCGGCGACAAACGCTACGCCAGCCTGCGTGTCATACGACTCTTGGTTGATGTTGCCCTGCCAGAGACCACGAACCACTGGGGCCTTCTTGCTGCCCGCAGGTCCAATGGCACCGGAGAATTCACCGGGGCCGTTGATGAGGGCGGCGAACGGAACATTGCCCGCTGCTACTGTGGTTGTGGCGTTGGAGGTATACTGCCTGTCACCGGGGTTGAACGGACCCGTTCCAATGATGCCCGCAGTTGCAGTCTCGGTGCTGCCGAGAGTGCTGTCTACGTTACAAGGAACGATGACCGTTTCCACGTTGGAGGCGTTCTGGGGGTTTCCTGCGATAGCCATGATACGACCTGACAGATACCCTGCGTTAATCAGGGTGGTCTGGTCAGTTCCGGGGTCTCCGGTGAGGAGAACGTCGGGCGTAGCATTAACGCTATCGTTTTGACCGTAATAGACTAATTTAAGTCCCATAAGTTCTTTCCTTTGTTGAACTTAGGAGATTTTTGTCTCCATGTAGAAGGTTGGATTAACCTGTATACCCAATCCTCTGTCTAGGAGTAGACTCGGGACTATAGGAAAACAGGCTGCTTCATACATTTAAAGGAGTTGATAGCAAAGATATTATTTTACCGACATTTGTCGATAAAATAACAGCTTGGCCATAAAACACAACTATCCACTCCTTCATAAAGAGGGGATGGTAAAATGCAAATCTACTTGGTGACTAATCTTGTTAACAACAAGATGTACGTCGGACAAACAATTCAGAGCGTAGAAAGGCGATGGCGGAAACACCTTAGCAACGCTAGGATGGGGCAACAAGACCGTCTCTATCAGGCCATCCGCAAATATGGACCAGAGGCATTTATAGCAGAGGGCCTAACCCGATGTAATAGCCTGGAACAGATGAACAACCTGGAGAAGCTCTGGATTGCCTTGCTTGGGACTTACGATTACGAATCAGGATACAATATGACGCCTGGAGGAGACGGACGCCCCGTACTTTGCACAGAAGAAACAAGAAAAAAGATAAGTAAAACACGCAAGGGCCAACCTTGCCCGCAATCAACGAAAGAGGCGGTTGGTAAACGGCATAAGGGGAAACCCAAGCCCATATCTCAACGGCAGAAGATGGCTGCCCACTGGAACACTGAAACTGAACAGGGTAGAAACCGACGTTCAAAACAAGCGGATGTTGCCCGCCAAGTTAACGCTATCGAAAATGTCAAACTTAAGGACTACACCTGTCCCACCTGTAAGAAAGAGTTTAAACAGGTGACAAAGGGAGCATATGGCGGTCATCGCAAGGCGTGTCTGTTTTGGAATATTCCCTATGAGGGTACTGTTATCGAATAAGGCAGGACGCCCGAAACTACTGTTAATGGCGGCTCCGGGCGCATGGTGGAAGGACTCATAAAAACTAACCCCCGGCGAGTGATAACTGCCGGGGGTGGGGTTGCACCTGCGAAATTAGTCATTCGGGATACCGTCGTTGGGTCCGAACATCGCATCGCCAATGTTGATTGCCTTTGGCGTGGAGGCGTCGGAAGCCATCACCGGCTTAATTTTCTTAAGCGTCGGCTTGGCGGCGGGCTTGGCGGCTGCCTTGGGAGCGGCTGCCTTACCTTGGGACTGAGGAGTCTGTCCGGGGGCGGGTTCCTTCAAAGCGGGAACGGCGTCCTGCGGAGTACGGACGGGACCAGTGCCAGTAGAGTTTTCCTTGAACTCCTGCGGCTCGGGGGCGGCGTCAGTGATGACTTCGGCCCACAGGTCGTCCTTGTGGTCTTCCTCGTTGTTACGGCTATCGGCGGAAGTTTCCTTCTGCTCGAAGTGCTTAGCGGCGGTTCCGTCGTAGGCCGGGATGACTTCCATACCCGCCACGGAGGCGGCGGTACGGACCTGACCAAGGAGGGTTGCCAACGGGTCGTCATCGGCACCTTGACGGCTGAACATGGAGGCTACGACATCCCCGAATTCCTGAATGCCGTTGTTGTCCAGAGCAGCTTCCATGGTAGAGGCGGCGGACGGCGAGAAGAAGTCAGCACCGGAGTTGTCACCTTCGTTGGCGAGGGCGGAGGTCTTCTCCTCCATGTTGTCCTCGTTAAAGATGTTCTCAAGGTTGAGTTCCTGTTCGGCACCTTCGCCTTCGAGGTTCTCTCCTTCACCTTCAACGGACTGCCCCTCGCCTTCGAGAGTCTCACCCACTTGCTCAAGTTCCTCACCTTCGGTTTCAAGGACGCCCTCGGGCACGTCTTCTCCCTCGGTCTCTTCTTGAGCAACCGCTTCCTCAAGCTCGTGGATTTCGGTTACAAGTTCCTGTGCCTTTTCGCCGAGGTCCTTAATCTTCTCCTCGGTCACCATCTCACCAGCACCGGCTGCATCACCCATCGGTCCCTCGGGCGGCAGTCCACCTTCGGCGGGTGGCATTTCACCTTCCACCGGAGGCATATCAGCGGGCGGCATCTCGCCTTCCACGGGTGCTGCATCCATGGGGGGCGCTGTATCTACTGGAGGTGCGGCGGGCGGAGCGGCGGGGGCTGCCGGGGCGGCTGCCTCGGGTCCGGGATACGCCTTCTTACTCTTAACGGCGGCTGCCTTGGCGGCGGTACACTTGGCGCACATCTTACCACCCTTGCAGTTCGGGCAAGTGGCTGTCTTGGCGGCTGCCTTGGGCGCTCCATCTCCACCTTCGGCCTTGGATGCACCTTCCGATAGATTCACCGTGTCTCCGGGGCGCTCACCAGCACCGGGACGCTCGGCTGCTTTACCGGCATCGACTTCCTTCGGCTCCGAGGCGGTACCACCACCATGACCACGCCCGTCATTATAGGTCGGGGTCTGCGGTCCGGCATCCTGCCGGTCATCCGCTTTCTTGGCGGAGGCATTAACGGCCTCACCCTTGATTTCGGACTTCACGGCGCTCTTCTCTGCCGCCAAGTCACCGGGCTTATCAGCCTTCTCGGTGTCGTTCATTTCGTCCCTGTGGACTTCCTTGAGCGTACCGAGGTCAGCAAGCCGGGTATAGTGGGCGTTGACGGCGGTCTGCTTGAGAGCAGCCTTCAAAGCGCTCGTCTTGTTGGCGAGCAGGCTTTGAGCAAACGCTTTCTGGGCTTCCACCGGAGCAGTGGGCAGCATCGTCTTGGCGATAGTCCAAGCAGCAGCCACACGAGTCTTGGCTTCCCGCTTGATAGCGTCCTTATCCGCCTTGACAGCGGCGATGGATTCCTTCATTGAAACCTTAGTGTCTTTTGCCATAATCTTTCCCCTCTCGGAGTTAGGGCTGTTGCTGCCCTTCTTATCAGGTATTTGATAGTTCTGTTTTTTGCTCGCCATCATGGGTTGGGCGGGAGCGGGCGGTGGTTCCGGGGGTACCCCAGTGGTTCCCTCGGGGGTTTGCGGTGGTTCGGCGGGTATCTCAGCGGGTGGTTCTGCCATGGGTGCCTCAGCGGGTGATACTGGTGCTTCGGCGAGAGGGGGTTCTGCGGGTGGTTCTGCCTCGGGGGTTAGGCCGGGGCCGGGAGGAGTGGTATTTCCCAGCTTATCCCCGGTAGCGATATCTCCGAGGGTCTGGTCCAGTCCATCCAACTCACTCTTGAGTTCAGGAGACCAAGGACCTTGCTTGAAGCGTTCCCAAGCGTTCAGGAACTCTACTTTCTCCTTCATGCCTTGGATATCCTTCTCGATTTCCTTACGCTTTTCAGCGAGATAATCGAAAGTCTTCCCACCCTCACCCTCGGGAAGAGTCATATCCAAGTTCTTGATTTCATTGTCCAAAGCGCCAAGCTCTGCAACCTTGCGCCTATATACGGAGATGAGTGGATTTATTACCATTAGCGTAGGTTCCTTCCGTCGTCCCGAGAGAGGAGAAGCTCTCCCACATTAAGACCTTCATAGTTGCCATTTTCTGAGGCTGCTTTAGCAAAAACTGCTTTCTCGGACCCACGAATATGGTTGGTATACTTGGTAGCGGGGCCAAGCCACTCGTTGGAGACTATCGACCGCTTGACAGCGCCGGGAAACGCTGGAGTTTGTACCCAAGAAGCCTCTACGAATTTCACACCTCCCCCCGGAAGGTATTTATGTCCGCAAAGTTCTGCTACACGGCGTGGAATGCCGTTATCATCCGGCATAAAACTGCCCTTATTGAACTGGAGGTGATGACAATAATTGCTGGAGTCGGTCACATGCTGACCACAGAAAGAGCAGATTACAAGGTCGGTAACACACCCCATGGATAGGTACTTGACTCTTTCAGACCTAATATCATTGGCAAGCTTTTCATGCTTAAGGTCAGTAGCCACGAGTATGTCTACAAAATATATATCATCCTGTGGGTCTTGAGTCAGATGTATCTTGCGGAGGACCGAATCAATAATATGACCCTTGGCATACTTACTGTTTTGAAAATGTTCCACAAAGTTAAAGGCACCCACAAAGGTTTTGTAGGACAACTTCAGTGTTTCTGGACCCCAAGCATCGTCATTGTTATTTACAAAAGCCGCACTAGCAGTCCTAATCAACCAATCCTCCGGTTCTTTTTCTAAAGCAACTGATGCCATGATTGTACAGTGTGACAAAAGATAGCGGGTCTGACTTGCTGCGGTTTTGCAGAACGGATGACTTTGGTCTACATTGTAACCACGAAACGCACTACTCCCATGCATCTTCTCCCAATCGCTAAAGCTAAGAAGAGGTTCGGCAAGCTCCGCATTGGCAAACTTCTTAAATGACATGTTCCCCTATACAGAGGTTTCAATAGCAATGACTTTTAACTGAAACCTTCCCGCTCGTCGTAAATAAGAGATAAACTCATCATATGTCTTGTCTTTTTTCATGTAGTTACAGTCCTTGCAAGCTGGGAGGACATTACCTGGAATATACCCCAGTGAATTATCTTTACGGTCTACACCGTTGCAGATGTAACCGCCATTATAGCGCTTGGAGCCCCTTCTTTCTGATGGTGGACTCCCGCAATAGTGACATGGTTGTTGAGTAATCTCGAAAAACTCGTCATTACTCAGTCCCCATTCATAGCCTCGCCTCTTTGCTGCTGCCTGATAAGTAGCCAGCAAGTGGTTACGCATACAGAGACCCAGCTCCAGTTTGCGGCTGTCAGTTCGCCAGCACCCACAACTCTTAGTCCTTCCCATAACCAAAGCATTGGTCCGTACAATAACCTCTTTTCCACAATCACAGACTGTTAGCCACCTTTTGACCGCTCGCTGACTTGGGTCAAAATCGTAAAAGCGAATAACGGTTAGGCGATTGAATTTATGCCCTAATAAATCTGACTCTAGCTGCCTGTTTTTCTTCTCCCGGAGTAACGCCATAGTTTCCCTGGCTCGTTCCCGAGACAAACATCCGCAGCTTTGGGCACCTTTCCCACGAAGGTTGGCACTAAGGTTGACCGTCTCATTCCCACAATCACACCTACAGACCCACCTTGCCTGCCCACCTTTATGGTTGGGAGCCCCCTCAACAACAATCAATCGTCCAAACCGCTGACCTATCAGATTTATTTTTCTCATACCTAATAAACCCATAGTCATAAAACCTAATTAAACCCATTCATTACTTACTAAAGAACACCCCGCAATTCATACATTCCACGAGGTTTACTCCCTCAGCCTCAGAATCTTCCACGGGTTTGGTTTTGTCACACTTACAGTGGGGGCAAACGAGATTACCTTCCTCTATCGGAACGGAAACCTTGGCCCCGGCCTGCTTGGATACCATTTTGTCCAGAAGGAAATTCTTTACTTCCGGTTCAAGGCTATCAAGGTCGCCGTCACGGTCCATCTGCATTACCATGCTGTGATAGGCATAGCGTTCCTTGGGGTTGGCTCGAAGTGCCTGCTCCAACTGCTGAATAGCTGCTTTACTTTCTCCCGTCTGAGCAAACACAATACCTAGAAGAAAGTTAGCCTTCCCGTTATAGGGATTATGTACAAGGGATTGAGTGAGGAAATTACGGGCTACATCCCAGTTACCTTGTTTAGCGGCGTCTGCTCCATCGTCATAATATTTCTTTGCAAGATTCGGGTCCCAATCCTTCCCCGCCGCCATGTGCGGAGTAGCATCCCACGCTTCCCGGATTTGCTGGTCTCGTTCGGAAACATGAGCGGGACCTTCCCACGCCTTTTCAATCTGCGTCTTTCTTTCCAGTTCCGGCAGGGTGACATTCACTTTCTGCTTGATTTCCTTGGGGAGAGAATCCCATGTAAAGTGGCTCCAGTACTTGTCGATTCCTAGTTTGTCGGCTACATTACGACGCTCGGTGTTCTGAGTACTTCTCCACCATCCCTCAGCATCGGCGGCAATCTTGGAACTCTTGATGCCAAGAGACTTCATGAAATCCTTATCTCCCTTAGTGGGCCTGAATGGTTTAGCACGAGTCACATCCTCATAACCTTCCGGGCCGAACGGAGTGTCCCAGTGAGAATAACCAAAGTGCCTGCGCATAAGCCCCTCGGCTCCATGAAGAGAGGGTTTGCTATACTTGTTGCCCATGGCAATATCCGTGCGATTCAGTTCATCACTCGTGACACCGCACAACTTGCATTTAAGGGTAACATGTGGTACACCCGGACCTGCAAATGCAGGCCGACCGACAATTACGGGAGATTCTGTGGTCTCAGGAACCCCGGCTGCTTCCAGTAACTCAACGTCACCGGGTTCGATATAGTCAGCCAACTCCTGTAACTCAAGCAACTCACTTGTGCTTATGCGTTCGGCTCTAAGTTCACCTCTCAGATACTCCAAACGGTCCTTTACTGAATCGTTGGCTTTTGTACCGCCAAGGGGTTTGCCATAGAGCGTACCCATGTCGGTAACTTCACCTTCTGGTTCATCCTCCTCACCCACACCTGCTCCCTTCTTAAGGGGTCTCGGCGGTTTGGTGCTCTCATCAACTAGAGTGGGGTCAAGATGCTTGCGAAGCTCGGTCCTCGGCGGCAACATATCGGTGCTGTCATATATCTTCACCTCCGAGTCCAAGGCGGACATCTTATCCTGCACCTTCTCCGCCACATCCTCCATCTCCGCTCTATTAACCTGTGGGTTATCCTTGGCGAGGTCGTTAACTACTTGCTTAACCTGCTGCTGTTCGGTTCCCGTGGGCTTTGCCTGTTGCTGGTCCGGCGCTGACGATGGGAGTGCCTTACTGTTTGTCTGTGGGTTTGTCTGAGCGGGCTTCGGTGGTGTAGGAGCCGTCCACCGGGGCTGATTGGGGTCATTCTGCACGGGAGCGCCGGGTGCTCCTCCAATAGGAGTACCTGTGCCAAAGGATTTCTCCGTGGCGGTCTTGAAGCCGTCCTCTTCACCTTCTTTGAAAAACGTCGCTGTCTCCGGGTCGGGCGGCTGGAGAAGGGGATTATGGGGCTGAACGGTATCTACCAATCCCTTGAGAGACCCCCAAATCTTCATCTCCTTCATGAACTGCTCATCCTCGGGGGTATATTCACCGGGGACGATGGGTTCTTTCTCGATAGGGTCGCCACAATTGGCACACGTCTCCGCCCCGGATTCCAAAGAAAGCAGGGGTTGTGGGATGACCCCTGAGTCGGTCACATAATCCGGGTCATCAACTGGTCCCGGAGGGCCGACCTGCCCCTTGTCCAACATCTCATCAATCATCTCCATCCCACAGCGAGGACAGTAGACTTCCGACCGGAAGAGATATCCGTCCGGCTCTTCCCACTCTTTCTTGAGAGAGGCCCGGAATTCTTCTCGGTCCTGTATCCGTTTACCGGAGGGGTGGAACTCCTCGGCGGCTACCTGAGTAATGGGGTCCTGTTTTGCTTTCAGGAGTTCGTTATCTGAATCACTAACAATCTTGACAGGCACGGCGCTCACACTTCCGGTCTTCGCCGTAAACTTCTTGCACCGGCAGCGGGGACTCTTGCAACCAAACCTGCCCCGGTTCCAATGTTCGTGGAACTGATGACCACACCGGCACATGGAAGAATCGGAGGCTGTCCGTAGCTTGGGCTTGGTCCGTGGCTCCCAAAAGTCAACCACTCCATCGGATAGTCCATCTACCGCATCCGCTGACCCGTGCTTATTCTGCTCAATCTCCGTACCCTTCTCCCCAAACGGCTTGTTGTAGGGGATATCAGTAGTCGGCTCGGCGTGATGCTGCTGGGTCGCATAATCCGGGCTATCAAAAAGCTCCTCTTTGTCGAATCCCCCCACCCCGCCTCCGGGGACAGGAAGCATTTCGGCTTTTATGAGCAAGGGGCTGTGCGGTTTGGTTATAAACATATGGAGATACTTCTCCTCATTAAAGCACCGTATAGCTTTGATTTTCAGTATCAAGCAATATGGGGATGACAAAGAAGAGAGCCATCAGGCTCTTGCAGCGAGCCTTATCCGACGATTTGTTGAAAAAAGAGTGGCTGGAGAAACGCCAGCCGGGTGATGACCCCACTTTCGGCCATTGTTACACGGCAACAGAAGCCCTTTATTATCTATGGGGTAAATCAAGAGGATACAGGCCGGGGGTACTACGAGGTTCCCGAGGAACTCACTGGTTTCTCTTTAATGATAAGGGAGATATAGCAGACCCCACCGTTAACCAGTGGAGGGAGAGAGTCCCCTACGAACGGGGAAGAGGATGCGGCTTCCTCACAAAAGGACCTTCTCGAAGATGTAGCAGATTGTTGGAGAGAGTGGGGGGAACAGGCCCTTGCCAATCCCATAAACAGTAAAGTGCCTATGGGAATAGCAGCGAGTACTCCAATGATTAGACCGACCGATGTAGCCATTACGCCTTCTTAGCCGAACCCTCATTGCATTCCTTGCAGGTGTACAACGTCATTCGGGTAATTGTGGGAAGAGTGATGAATTGTGCCCCAGCGGGAATGGTCTTTTCGCACTTGGAACATTTTCTGTCGGTCATTGCTGTCTGGTAATAGGGCATACTCACTCCACAACAGTTGACTTGGTAAGAACGAGACCAAGGGAAGCAACCTTGTCAAGGCATTCCTGTTTACCCTCAGCACTGCTTACCGCACCCGGCTCACCATCTGTTCGAGTAGAACAGAACAACGATTGCATGGTCTTACTCAGTCCCGATTTCTCAAAGAGGATAAAAACCCGCTTGGTCGTGGAGTTGTACACGAGCCGCCAGCATTTATACTCCGGGGAAACGTTAACCCAAACCTGTTCTCGGGTTACGGGGCTGGACATTAACCACGCCTCCTACTCACAAAGAATTGATTGCTGTTTAAGGTACTGATAAATGAGAATTTATTTCAATGTGTTTCTTACGGGGGTGGCTCTGGGCCTTTGCCTGTTTCTTCCCGACCTTCGGGTCACACATAGGACTACGCCCACCATAACGTTCCAAGTTAGTGGTATCTCGTTTTGATAGTAAAGTTGAACTAAGCATAGGGTTGCTTACACCATATCTAGCAAGAAGAGTATATTTTGTCTTTCGCTTAATTTCCGCATCACTAAAAGTCCGTAGATTCTTCCAATGACTTGGACATTCACAGAAAGTATTAGAACAGCACGGCCTCTCATATTTCCCTAACAAAAACTTGGCATTGGTACCACAGCCGTAAGAACACAGCTTAGAGGAGTCATCTATAGGCTTGGATATCATCTTTTTCTTACACTGACAATAGGCGGGACATGCCCCGTGATGGCTGGAACAGCAGGGGTTTTCTTTATTTCCAATCAAGAAAGCGGCGGCCAACCCGCATCCATACCGACATAGAAGGTGAGAATCGGGAAGGATGGAAATGAAATGGTTCTTTGAACCCCTTGGTCGCCCTGTATTGCCTTTCTCCTTAGCGATACGACCGGCCTTTCTAGGGTCGGACAACCCTTGTTCGTTGATGTATTTGAAACCACCCTTGCCGCCTTCATGCAGATTGTAGCAAAGCGGGTCCTGCCGGGCATTCCGTAATAATTCTACCTCCTTCGTATATGCCTCTGCGGAAACCTTAAATGTAAATAGGATGTCTTTCTTGAAGTTATGCTTACCATACTTCCTGACGGCACGCTTAATGGCAATCCCCGAGCCAAGATAATTGTCATTTGGATTATTAGTTTCGTGAACGCCGTAGTAGTAACGGCGATTGAGAAGATTGATAACCTTATAGACGTTGAACAAAGAGACCTCCGAGTATTAGACTGCTTTTGTCTAATACTCGGAAAGTCACAATACCGAAACTTGCATTAAAGAATGAACAAAGCCGGAGTCTAAAAACTCTAACTTATTGAATATAAAAGACTTTGACCCGTGGCGTCTCCCGGCCCTAACCCACTATCCAAAAATTCCCCATAAACCGTGCCGCTGACATCGAAGATGTCCGTGACACTGACCGTGACGTTTTCATTGACTGCCGCTGTTTCGATAACGTAGCCTGTCGTGTAGTTGGAAATCCAGCAGCCCTCGTACACCGTGGCAACGGCGAAGAGGCCCGGATTGCCTAAGTTGTTAAACCCGCCCTCGTTGGGGATGTCGGCGTTGGTAAGGTCTGGCTGTGCCCCGCCCGAATTGGGGGTAGGGGTTCCGGGAGTCGTGGACGCCAACTGGCTGAACACGATTTCCGTCTTGATGTCAAACGGCCAACGATGCTGACGGATGGACCTCACACCGCCGCTAACGCCAGCCTTGTAGCCCAAGACCTGCATGATGTTGGCAAGATAGAGACAGGTCCGTTGGATGGTGATACTCAACGGCTCGGTGACGCCGGGCACGAGTTCGGCAACTTGGTCGCCGTACCCCAAACCACGGATGGTCTCCACCGTGCGGGTTTCAGAAATGTTGAACTGGGAGGTGACGCCCAACTTGACAAACTTGCCCACGCCCACCACGTCGGTGAAAATCTTGAAGCGAGACGAAATCACCGATTCCGTCTGAGGGCTTGCTCCCTGCTGATAGATGTAACCACCTTGCGCCATATCTTCCTCCATTGCCGCCGAGCGGCGTTCTATTCAAAAACCCGAAAGTTTCTTTCCTTACAATTACCAGTCCTTCTTGGAAGGTTTTTTCGGTCCTTCACCCTTCCGTTGTTTCTTTGCGCACTGGTGGCAAAGCTCAGATTCGGAACCACTTAGTTCTTTGCCACAAGACTCACAACGTTCTTCTTCCTCGGCAGCGAGAATCAGGTCACCGAGAATCGAGGACTTCTTGCTTTTTTCTTTCACCTTGACGGCCTCCTCTTCGGCCTTCTCCTGCATCTCCTGCTTGCCAAGAACCTTGGCTGCCTGACCGAGCAGGTCATAGGCAAGGAAGATGGCTTCCACGGCTTCCCGGACCATCCGGCTGTCGTTGACCTGAGTGATTTCCTTGGCATCAAGGTACATGCTCTGGAGTTTATCGGCGAGAGACTTCACCTTCTTGAGAGCGGTGCTGGCATCCCGCTTTTTCTCGGTAGCCGACTTGCTGTTCAAGGGGTTGTCATTAAGCTTGATGGGTTCGGTGGTCTCGGGACGGTCCAGCTTCGCCGGGGCCTCATCCTCCAACTTGTGGGCTTCCTCTACTTCGGGTGTAGCCCCACCGCTTTCCGTAACGTCACCGGTTTCCTCATCATGGATAAACCATCCGCCCGCATCGCCTGCGGCGGTGATGGTGTTGACAATCTCTGCCTGTGCTGCCTGTATCTTCGTCCAGTCAGCGGTAGAGAGCTTGCCTTCCCGGTATGCCTGATAAGCAACTTCGTGTGGAGACACACTGCTCTCCTTCTGCTTATTGTGGATAGCCCACATCGTGGCATATGCCTTGTCCTTCTCACCGGGGTATTCTTTCTTGATGTCGTGCGCCGTTTCTTCGCTGATGCCGGGCGGAGTCACTGCGACCTTGATGCTTCCCGACTTGGAGCCTACAGACTGGTGACAGACGGCCCATGGATTGTATGGCTTCTTCTCACTGCCGCCTTCTTCCTTGTTCTGCTCCTTTACGTGATGCACGCAACGCTCGAACTTTGCGTCCTCGGCTGACTGCTTGTCAACGGAGGCGGTGTTGAGTCCACCGAAGCAGAAGTGCTGCATGTCGGTCGGTTCTTCATTCATGGGTTCCATACAGTTGCACGTCTCCCCTTCTCTTAACTTGCCGCCGCACTCGGGACACTCGGACTCCCGGACCCAATCTCCAACTTCGGGGTCCCAGACTTTCCTTTCGTTAGGGCATCCCCGCTCATGGCAATAGGTGCCATTGATGGTAGCGGAATAACATTGCGGGCACTTGCCCGGCCCGGTTCCCATTGGCTCTTCTTCCATTTCTTCTCCCGGTACTTCTGCTCCCACTGGGGTGTCATCGTAAAGGCCCAAAGCAGTCTTCACCGATGCCGACCGAGCGGCTCCCTGCTCTACTTCCACGGGACGGGTCTTAAGTTCTCCACTAAGGGATTGCACAAAGTCCCACGCCGCCTTGTCGTTGGGGTCAAGACCCTTGGAGATAGCGGTGACGATGTTGGAAAGTGACTCGCTGCTCATTTGCTTGATATCAGCGGAGATGTTACCGTTTCCCGGCTTGGTTACTAGAGGGGCCGGGGGCGGTGGTGCCGGGGCGGCAGCGGGTGCGCCTGCGGCGGCAGGAGCGGCTGGTGCTGCGGCGGGGGCCAGTGCTCCGGGCTGGGCAACCTTCTTAGCTGCCACACGAGGAACCTCCGCATTCACAGGTTCCTTGGCTTCTGCCTTTTCGTTACGGTCGGTGACCCAATTCTCACCGGCACTACCAGCGCCCCGCTTCTTGGCGGCGGTCTGGGAGGCTACGGGCGGCATCTCGGTCTGTTCGATACCGTGAGTTTGAAACTGGGGTAGGTTACTCATCTGGCTTACCCACCGAACATACTTTTCCGCCTGCTGAGCAAATTGAGGATAAGCTTGGTCATCAAGCTGATTTTGCATGGCGGCGTTGCTTGCCACGTTCTTCAACCACTTGGCTACCTGCTGCATCTGCTGGAGACGAGCATCTCCAGTAGATTCCATGATAGCGATGAGGCCCTCCGCCTCTTGAGCGGCCTGTTGGATGGTCTGCGGAGTAGCCAGAATCCTTGCCTGCTTGCGATGTGATACGAGATGCGATTTCATGTGTCTCCTAAATGTCCACCGAAGGCAGTGAGGGAACTAAGCTCTGATTCCTCAGTGCCGTTAGGGCGACCGTGATTTCCGCTTGCATAGCCGTCCACCAAGCCTCCAAGGCCGCTGACGGATAAGGAGTAATGCAATCTAATTCACCCTGTATCGGTGCATGACGATTGGGATTATTGACGGGCGGACTGCTGGGCAAAGCGGACATAAACTTTACCGTCTTGGAAGACATCTGGGTGGTTATCCCCACGTAATACTGACTGCATGGAAAGACAAAGCTGAAAACTGCCGGGGGGCTAGAACCTGGAACGGGAACATTGGCGAAAGTTCCATTCCCCACGAGGGAAATCTGAGGGTCGCCATATGCCGCAATGAGGGCCTTATCACTGGCATCCGTTGGGTCGCCGACAAACGTAGCCTGTAAACGGATACTGAGGATGCCGTTTGCTTGAGTAATAACAGGGGTTACTTGCATTTTACGCCACCGCCTTCATAACAAGAGGTTTGTGGGAATTCAGGTAAGTTATCAAGCATTCAAGGCGAGAAACGGAATCTTTAACTGACCCAAGAGCGACATTACATGAATGACACAAGACCCCTCTGATTTCCTCGGTTTGATGATTGTGGTCCAACGACCACCCGTTTTTGTTTCCTGAGTTTGTAGAGCCACAACATGCGCATTTTAAACCTTGAGCCTCAAGAATCTTCTGTTTGTCCTCTATTGTTATTCCGTATTTGTGACGAAAATTCCTTATGGTGTTCTTTCTCCTGATTTCAGGTCCTTTTTCTGAATGGTACCGATGAAGACCTCTTTTGTTTTGGCATAATTTGCAATAACGGTCAAACCCATCCGAAGAGCGAGCAAGGCGATGGAAATTCGCCTCGTTCACTTCTTTCTCAGTCCGGCACATTTTGCAAAACTTCATCATTTCTCGGTCCTATCAGAGAGTAGTTGTGACAGTAAACGTCACAGAAATATATAACAAACTAAACATAGGTTTAAACGTCACAGTCACGTCCACCGTAGTGGGGTCGGTCGGGTCCGGCACCACGGATAGGCTCTTGTATCCACTGATGATTTGGTTATTCACCAAGGAGACCAACCGGGAGTTGCAGACCACCTGAATATCCGTGGTCAGTCCGGTGACCAACTTCCTGCCGATGAACTGTGCAAGGTCTGCACGGAACTGCTGAGCCACGTAGTCGGTGACTGTGGTGCAGGTCGGTTCGGAAGTGATGGGGTTGCTCGGGTCGGTGCTCTTGTAGTGACGCACGTTGAGTGCCCCGTTGTTGTTGGTCAAAACTACCAGACCATTCGATGCCATGAGGTTCATGGTCGTGTCGTCGTACTGCACGAGCAGGCGGCTGAACCCAACCAAGTTCTGATTGGTGAGGGTGGTCGCCACATCGTTGGCGGGGTTGGCATTGAGTCCGGCAAGAGCGGCTGCCATGAAGCTGCCGTCCACGGCGTACTCAAGCTGCTGCCCGGTCTGGCTGTTGGTGATGAGAACTCCCGCCGCTGGCATACCGATGGCAATCATGCGGGCGTTCTTCAAGGCAACGGCGTTGGCACTTGCTTGGTTGGCGGAGGTGGTAGTGCTGTAGCCGACGAAGCCGATGGCCTCGCCCTTGTTACGAACGGTTGCCTGCGTGATGAGTTGACGGCTCAAGAACTGGTGAACCGTGGTGCTCACGCTGAGAGGAACGATGACATTCGCCTTCTGGTTGGTTCCGGGCAGGGCGGTTGTCAAGGTCTGGATGGCGCTGATAAAGTCAGCGTCCGAGGCCACATTGAGACCGGCTTGCTTCGGGACCTGAATGACGCCGAACTGCTGTGCGCCGTTCTGAGTCATCAACTGAATACCGAGCGACACCCGGTTGATGGTGCTCGGCTGACCGTAGGCGGCGTAAGCGTCGGACGGGTTGGTATAAAGGGTGATTGCCATGTCCGCTGCCGTCTTTTCGGTCTGGAAGCTGACGTAGTAGTACTCACCGATGCTCGGCTGATTGGCGGACGGAGCAAAGGTGTTGATGATGGCGGTATCCCCGGCGTTGGCACCAAAAGTGGTAATGACTTCGGTGTGGAGACCGGCGATGGCTACCAAGTTGTTCGGCTCCGCCGTGCTGAAAGGAACGTAAACGGTTCCCGTTACACGGGGGGTTTCGCTGCTGACATCGAATACCAGTGTGTCGCCCGGCTGGAAGTTGTACTGGGGCGTCGGGAGACTGGTGTATCCGTAGTCAAGGGCATCTTGTGGGTTGACGATGGTGAACTTGAGACCGGTGATTTCGTCAACATACGTCTGGTCAAGGTAGCCCACATTGGTGCCTACTCCACCGGAACCCGAACCCTTGGGATTGCTGG